TGCTATTACATGACAAAAAATGGATTCTCATTTTTGGTAATGGGCTACACAGGCAAAAAAGCTGACGCTTTTAAAGAGGCTTATATAAATCAGTTTGAAGTCATGGAAAATATTCTTAAGGGCAAGCTTATAGAACGAGAAAAGGGGATCGCAGTCAGGCAGTCGCTCACGAAAGCCTTGCAGCAGTCTACTGAAAACGAAAGAATGCACGGTCATGCGTATTCGACATATACAAACTGCATTTACAAGGTTTTGTTCGGCATGAACGCCAATAAGCTGAGAGAGCATTACGGTATTCCCAAAAAAGATAATCTCCGCGATTGTTTTACAGCGGAACAGCTCAGAGATATAGAAAGCATGGAAATGCTCGTGTCGTCTTTGATTAATTGCGGCTGGGGTTACGACCAGATAAAAAGCTTCATAGAAGTAACGAATGTTAAGAAAATAGCTTGTTAAGCGTTTCGGCAATAGCCGGAGCGTTATTTTTATACCTATTTGGGGGTGATAGCATATGAAACGCAAGCTTATAGGCAGACAGTGAAAGGAGGTGATCCGCATATCTCGTCCGAAGCGTACGTCAACGCTCCGCGCCCCGAGCACGGCATAAAACTGCTTAAATATTTTTTGGAGGTAATGTTATGGCAGAAGAAGCTAACGTAAACAATCAGAATCAAGGGCAGAATCAAAATGCCGGCAATTCCGATCCGCAGTCCGTTCCTGCCCGCGAAATTGACTATGGCAAAATCGCCGAAATTGTTGCAAACGGCACAGAACAGAAGGAATCGGAAATACTCAGAAATTATTTTAAACGTCAGGGATTGTCTCAGGAGGAAATGTCAGCCGCGATTAACGTATATAAGGAGGAAAAGGCAAAGAACACTCCCGATTTGAATGAAATCCAGTCGCAGCTTGCACAGGCGCAGAAAGCCGCCTTGACGGCAGAGATTCAGCGAGCCGGCACTCTGGAAGCCATTACAATGGGAATTGACGTAAAGACAGCGCCGTATATTCTTAAAATGGCGGATATGAGCGGAGTTACCGGAGAAGATGGAAAGCTCAATCAGGAGGCGTTGAAAAACGCTATAGCAAAGGTATTAGAAGACATACCCCAGTTAAAGCCGCAGGCCGGCGGAGCTAAAGGCTTTAAATTCGGAGCCGATGGAGATTCCGGAGACAATAACGCGAACAATGAAGCTCTTAAAGCGGCGTTCGGGCTTTAATACAAGAAAGGATGATATAAATGGCAGTATATGATTACGCGACGACCTTTACAGGCTTGCTTCAGGAGAAATATTCAAAGGAGCTTTGCTCAGACGCACTGACTAAGAGTAATATGCAGGTGCAGTTTATCAATGCTCAGACTATCAAGCTTCCAAGAATGACGCTTAGCGGTTACAAGGATCACTCGAGAACGCCGGGCTTTAATTCCGGTACTATGTCAAACGATTGGGAGCCTAAAAAGCTTGAACATGACAGAGATATAGAGTTTTTCATCGATCCGATGGATATCGACGAAACTAATCTCACGCTTTCAGTTGCAAATATTCAGAACACATTTGAGACTGAGCGTGCTATTCCCGAAAAGGACAGCTATCGTTTTTCTAAGCTTTTTGCGGAGCTTACAACTTACGGCGGAAATATCGACGCTACCGTTTTGACAGCGGCTAATATACTTGATAAATTTGACGATATGATGACCGCAATGGACGAGGCGGCAGTGCCGGAGGAGGGCAGAATTCTGTACGCAACTCCGACTGTCAAAAAACTTCTTAAACGCGCGGAAGGTATTCAGCGTAATATCGATGTGAGCAGCCAGTCGGGAATTGACAGGCGGGTGCATAGTCTTGATAACGTTGAAATAAAAAGCGTTCCATCCGCCAGAATGAAAACGCAGTACAATTTTACGGACGGCTGTACTCCGGCAGACGGGGCAAGACAAATAAACTTTATTCTTATTCACCCATCCTGCGTTGTTTGTAGGGATAAGTACAGCTATATCAAGCTTTTTACTCCTGGAACAGACAGCAGGACCGCAGACGGTTATTTGTATCAGAACCGCAATTACGGGGATCTGTTTTTGCTTGAGATGAAAAAAGACGGTTGTGCAATGAACGTAGAGCCGGCAACTGTTGAGGAAGAGAATACGGAACAGGAAAGCGTATAAGGAGATGATAAAATGAAAGCTATAAAAGGAAACAAGGTATACGATATAACCGAACAGGAAAAGCAGTCGTACATAAGCCGCGGCTTTGATATACAAGACGAAGACGGAAATATAGTTTCCTACGGCAAAGGCAAAAGCGTACCGTTCAGCGAATATGAAAAGGTAAGATCAGAGCTTGAAAAGCTGAAAACCGAACGTGAAACGAAGCCGCCTAAAAAGGAAAACAAATGATGTACGCAGACAGCGCATATTACGCCGACGTTTACGGCGGTACGACAATACCGGAAGAATCTCGTAATAAATACCTCGGTTTTGCATCAAGACACGTTGATTCCCTGACCTACAACAGGATAGTGGGCCGGGGATTTTCTGAGCTTACGCCTTTTCAGCAGAACATTATCCGCGAAGTGGTTTGTCTGCAAGCGGATTTTGAATATGAAAATGCCGACGAAATCGGTAGTATACTTTCCGGCTATAGTATCAACGGGGTATCGGCTCAGTTTGGAAGCTCGTGGAACGTTTACACGGATAAAGGGGTAGCAATAAGGAGCGATGTTTACGCGCTGCTGTCCCAGACAGGTCTGTGCTGCAGATTAATGAGGTGATTAAATTGAAATATCCGTGTCTTGTGCCGAAAAGACTGTGCAGAACTCCCGTTATCGTTGAAATAGAACAGGAAGGGCTTAATAAATACGGAGAGCCGAATAAAAGCGTTGTTATAAAAGAAATGTGCAATTATCAGGATAGCGGCCAAACAATTCTCACCGCTGAAAAAAAAGCTTATACAACTTTCCGGTACAGTTCTTTTCACCGGCGATATAGCGCCTGAAATACCGAATATAACAGGCGGTACGGTAACGGTAAACGGAAGTTTAAGGCGTATTTTTAAAGGACAAAAGGCGAGAAATCCTGACGGCTCCGTAAATTATACAAGATTGGATCTGATATAATGCAAAAAAATGTAAGCTGTAATATAAATCTGAATGAAACAGCTATTAAACAGCTTGAACGCGCGCAGATAACGGCTCTTGAAAAAACTGCCGAATTTATCCACACCGATGTTGTGCAATCGCAGACGATACCGTTCGACGTGCCGACGGAAAAAGAAAAAGCGGCGGGCAAGACAACCGCCGGAACATTACAGAACGAAAAGCATTTTATCGATTCGGCACAAAGTAAAATAGGTAAGGTATTCGTCTGCGTTGAGGGACCCTACGCCCGACGGCTGTATTTTCACCCTGAATATAATTTTGATAAGGGCGAAAATCCCTATGCCGGCGGAAAATGGTTTGAGCCTTACAAGGACGGAGGGAAAAAGAATTTAAAGGTCAGGGCGGCGTTTAAGCAATTTTATAAACGGGAAACGGGGGTATGAAATGCTTTATCTGTCTGATATACGCGATTTTATCGGAACAATGGGAATAACTGACGACGAAAAGGTTTACAGCGGCAAAATGCCGGATAAGAACTTCAAGAGTATAGGAGTTTATAATCTGAAACGTTCTCGTCCGCCGAATATACCGGCGGGAGGATTGAAAAACAGCAGCTATGGCGTAAGGTCCGTTTCTCTGCTTTGCCATTGGAATAAAAGCCAGCGTGAAACAGAGCGCGCCGCTCAGCGGCTGTGGAATGAGCTTTACAGTACGAGAAATTCGGTAATAAACGGAAACAGAATACTGTTCGTAATGCTGTTGCTCGATGAGCCTGTATCGGTTGATACGGATGAAAACGGCATATATGAATATGTAATTGAATGCGATTTTTATTATGAAAGACCAGCTATAAAAAGTCAATACCCAAAATGAAAAAATCAAGATAAATTTTTAGGATTTTTCGTAGGGGTTGGCAAATAAGGTCTGTTCTCTTTGAGAA